AATGCAGTAATTTGCGGTGATGCAGTAATCACCAAAACAAGCGACTATTACGTAGGTAAAAACACTTGGTCTTCTGGACGATATTTCACCTATACACGCTCCAATAAGATGTGGAAAGTAGGCTGTTTCTATGGTACAGGTGAAGAGCTAATAGAAAAAGCGTATAAAGATAGCGAGGTTAGCGGAAGAGAATATAAGCGCATTGTAGAATATGTAGAAGCAATGTATAACGATTTAGAAAACGTAAAATAAAAAGAAATAAAAGATACGTTATGAGTTTAAGAAGTGTAATTTCAAATACAGAAATTCAAGCATCAAGACTTGAAACTTGGATGAAAGAATTAGGGTATTGGCTTATTTTCTATCGTTTTGAGGAAGATGACAAACCAATAATTGTGTATGAAGATGGTGAGGTGCTATTAAGATGGCACGAACACACTTTAACTATGCAAGATGTTACAGAGTTAATGGAAGAAGTTGGGTATATAAGTATAGATAATTTTTAATTATGAAAACATACGTAATCACACTATCAAGACATTTCCTTGCTAATCATAAACGAGCAGGGGAAGAAACACATTTCAAAGAGAAATTCCTACTTGGACAGGGGCTTATAGATTATGATACTCCGGCTTTGGCGAAGATACACACCATACGGGCGAATTACCCTCTATGGGAGAAACGCATCAAAGAGGTGCAGGAGGGGCGTGCCGTATTGTCCATTCGGCAGTGGACAGGTCAGCCTTACAGGAGTAAGCAGGTGGAAATTGCAACGCTAACAGCTGAAAATGGTGTTGGGTTACAGAGGCTTGAGTTCACAGATTGTAGGCTCCGTTTTCCGTACACAGATAGCGAATGGACTTCTATGGTTTCACTCGCCAAGAACGACGGACTTCCGCTTAATGATTGGGTAGATTGGTTCGGAGGTTATGCCCTATCAGAACCGATGGCGATTATTCATTTTACGAAATTCAGATATTAAGATGTAGGTAAAGACATGTTTGAATTTTATGAAAAACACAAACCGTGCTAAATGTAATAACTATGAAAGAATTAATTTCAGAATTAAGCGCAATTGAGTGTTCTCTTTTGCTTGTTTCAACAGCAGTCTTAATTACAGTAGTATTTACGTTAGTAGTAACACAATTTAATAACGAATAATAGGATATGAAAATAATAGTACAATTTAGTGGAGGAAAAGACAGCCAAGCGTGTCTTATCTGGGCGGTAAAAAAATATGGTAAAGAACGTATTACAGCGGTCTTTTGTGATACAGGATGGGAACACAAGGATACTTATAATCATATAAATAATATTTGTAAAATCTTAGATGTTAATTTAATCATTTTACGAAATAATAAATATAAAGATTTTGTGGACATGTCGATAAAAAAGACACGTTTTCCATCGACTACTCGCCGTTTTTGTACCTCAGAATTAAAAATAATTCCAATGGTCGATTATATTTTATCACAAGACGAAAGTTTTATTATTATTCAAGGAATTAGGGGAGCAGAAAGCGCAAAACGAGCAAATTTGGACGTCGAATGCTCTTACTTTAAAGAATATTTTAGTAAAGAAGCAAAGAATTTATATCATAAGAAAGCCGTAAAAAAGTGGTGCGAAACTCATGATGCTTCAGTTTTAAGACCTATTTTCAAATGGTCTTCACAAGATGTAATAGATTATATATTAGAGAATGGTCAGCAACCAAATCCTTTGTATAAGTGTGGGTTTGCAAGAGTCGGCTGTTTTCCATGCGTAATGTGCAGAAAAAGTGAGATACAACTTATATCAAAAGATGAATGGGCAAGTGGACGCTTACTAAAAGCAGAGCAGAGAATGAAAACAGAAACAAAGCGAGGTTCCTCGTTTTTTTCACCTTCTTATATTCCTAAACGATTTTGCGCTAATGGTGAATTTCCTACAGTGCAGGAAGTTTTTCAATACGTTAACCGCAATGATGTGGAGATTGATATGTTTGAGCCAGATGAGGGATATAGTTGTATGAGTTTATATCATGGATTGTGTGAATAAAATAAAAAAAATAATAGGATATGAAGAAACTAATTTTATTATCAGTGTTAGCAATAGTAGTTGCGTCTTGTGGCTATGAGATTAGAAAGAAGCCAGAACCACCAAAGCCAAAGTTAACAAAAGAGCAAGCAAATAAAGAGAGATTGAAAGATTATAATGTCGTGTTTTTGTTTGAATATGATGACATAAAAGTGTATCGTTTCCAAGAATATTGGGGCGGTGACTATGTCTATTTCACCAATGCAAATGGAACTACTTATTACAAGTATATTCGACAACAAAAAAAATACAAAAACAAATACCAATACAAATACCAATACATCACACGTAAGGTTCAATCACTAAACACAAAGAAATAAAATAACTATGGAAATAAAATTAAGCGCAGGGGACACTATACAAGTCCCAGCAGGTTGCAAGGCAACTATCAAAGAAAATAAAATTGTTATTGAGAAAAAGCAAGGGTTTAAAGACGGAGATATTTTGCACTCAAAAGTAACAGCTAAGATTATTATCTTTAAAAGATATGAAACTGAATTAAAAGATACTTTTTGCAGTTATTACAATAACGTTAATAGCACTAATTCAGGTTGGGCAGTTCGTTTTTTTTGCCACGCCACAGAGCAGGAAAAGCAAGCGTTCTTTAACGACCTAAAAAATAAAGGTTTGCATTGGAACGCAGAAACAAAAACAATGGAGAAAGTAAGAAAGAGAGTAAAAGATGGTGAATTTTATTTATTTATAACTACATGTGGAGGAATAGAAAAACATATAGAAAAGAATGATAATTACGATAAGAAATTATATAACAGAGGCAATTACTATCTTTTAAGCGAACGCAAGGAAGCGGAGGAAGACGCAAAAGCCATCAAAGCTATTTTTGAAAAGAGAAAGAAAGTAATACAAGACTAAAAAATAATTACAAAAGAGAAATGAGCAATAACATTGGAGTTACAATTTTTCATTCACCACAATTTGGTGGAATTAGAACAGCGGGTACTGCAACAGACCCGCTATTTTGTTTAAGTGATGTCTGCAAAGCTTTAGACTTGCAACAGAAAGATGTAAAAAGACGACTTGACGATGGGGTGGTTTCAACCCACCCCATCTCTGATAGCTTAGGAAGACAACAACAAGCAAACTTTGTAAATGAAGATGGCTTGTATGATGTCATTTTAGACAGTAGAAAAGAAGAAGCAAAAGTATTTAGAAAGTGGGTGACGGCTGAAATTTTGCCAACCATACGCAAAACAGGTGGTTATATTGCTACAAACAACAGCATGTCAGACGATGAAATCATGGCTAAAGCAGTGTTAGTAGCGAAAACAACCATCGAGCAACGCAACCAAAGGATAAAGCAATTAGAGGTTGAGAATAACACGCAAAAGCAACTTATCGCTGAAATGCAGAAAGGAAATGATTATCTAAATAAAATCCTACAAAGCAAAGGCACAGTTACTACAACTCAAATAGCTGCTGATTATGGGTTATCTGCAAAGGCTTTGAATTTTAAGCTAAAAGAGATGAAGATACAACATAAAGTTAACGGACAATGGATTTTGTATTCTCCATTCATAGGTAAAGGCTATTTACATAGTAGAACAATCTCAATTACGCACAAGGATGGTACTCCTGATACACGTATGACGTCTGAATGGACTCAAAGGGGTAGAGTTTTCCTTTATGATGCCTTAAAAGAGTTAGGCATTATCCCACTAATAGAACAACACTAAAAATGAATATTTATGCAGTTTAATGTACAAGAGAAGCAACATGGAAGCATACAGAATAAAACACAAACCGACAAATCTATATTACAACAAATACGAAGCGAGATGTGATAGAAGTAACCTTGTTAGGTCGACACGAAGTAAAGGTACACTATTCAACGCACAAGAAGATAATTTCCTTTCTTGTAAAGGGGAATATGTAACAATAAATATGAAAGTTAAATCACAATTTCTTAGTCTTTATGATAAGTACTTTTTAAAACTCAAACAAAAGGAAGCAAGGCAAAGAATGATTAGTTTTAAAGTCCCTAAAACAGACTTTGAGATAGAAGCAGTAGAAGAGGAAAAGGAGGAAGAGAAAGAAGAGAAAGAAGAGAAAGACGCAACGGAATGCATCGATATAGACCCCATACAAAAGTTAAGAGCTGAAATAAACAAGCTATACAAAGAGTTAAACGCTAACGTAGGCTTAGATAATAAATACTTTCTTAACAAATGCAGCGAAATAAGAGTATTAGAAAATAAACTAAATAATCTAAAGAAATGCAGTTAATACAGATAATAAGTAGGAATTGTAGCGATAAGGTACAGCCTACAATCGTAGCAGGACGCAATTACTATGCGACAGAGGAAGAACCTTTAAAGGACGGCACAAAGGTGTTACTAATAAGACACACGGCAAAAGATAAGCCTCACAGAATAAATGCTAAACGCTTTACATGGAAAGAGGTAAAAATACCTATAGCAATACCAAAGGAAATAAAAGCAGAACCTACCATATTAGAGAAAAAGGAAAAGATAACAAATAATGTAGATAAAGAAAAGCTACCCCACCTCGTTGTCTCACCCTTTATTATCAATCAAATAATAATAAACTATACACAAAAAGCATTAGAGATAGCATCGAAAGAAAGAATAACAGCGTTAAAGGACTTAAGTCGGAAGATGAGAGAACTTATAAAACGCTTTGAAGAATTACACGAAACAGCATTAGATAAGGGACATATTAACTATATCCAAGAGAGAACAAAAGCATTACAAGAAGAAAGAGCAAGGGATTTTACTATTTTCGACTACACAATAAATTCACTAATAAAGAAGTATAACCCCACGTTTAAATACATAGAACTATCAACACAGGTGTTACTTGCAATGTTATTTGTTCGTGTGTCGGATAAGCACCTAAATGAAACATCGGAGTTAATAGATAAGCAAACGGGACTTTTCCTAAACAATACACGCCCACCGATATTAGATGCACTTTATACTTGTTTAGATGCAATGGCAGGAAATATAGAGATAGAAAAGATAATAAATAACGAGCTATTCGAAAGGTGTGTAAACACAGCACACAACATAATAAAGAGTATTGAATACACGGTAGACGATAAATGTATAGCGTAATAAAATAATATGAATTATTGTACAAAGAGTAAATATATAACACTTTTCATTATTGCTTGTGCTATTGTTTTCTGTTATTATCTTACACCAACAAAGGATAGGTTATATAGAACAAAGATTAAGACAGTTCATAAAACAGATACAACGTACCAAACAATAACAAAGGTTGTATATTTGCCACAACCTAAATATATACGAACGATAAGATTAGATACAATCGTTATTAGTAAGAGAGAGAAAGACGATACAATTATAACAATACCTATTGAGCAAAAAGTTTATACAGATAGCTTTTATACAGCATATATAAGTGGTTATAAACCAACACTTGACTCTATAGGATTACATCTTCCAAAAACAATTATAACAAATACAACAACCACTACAATAACAAAGATAAAACCATTTACTTTTGGTTTTACAGCTAGTGTTGGGTATGGTATAATATCAAAGAAGATAGAGCCTTTTATAGGTGTTGGCGTTTCTCTTAATCTTAAATAAAGTTAAAAACAAGAGGGGTGGTGATTAAGTCTACTTTATGTTCTGTGCCATGTAGATTATCAGCCGCCCCTCATTTATAGAATACGTTTTAATAAATTTTAATCATTATTCGTTCGCCACGCTTGTATGCTTTTTCTAATTTAGTAAAAAGAGCATCAAACGTTATACGACTATCTATTAGTTTACCTACAATTTTATTCTTTCCTACAAGTAAACAACCCTCCGTGTCTTCTGATGTGTTTCCTGAGTGAATACGAATGCCTGAAAAGCCTTTTACATTTTCTAATAAAGGTAACACACGTTTAAAACGTTGGCTCATTGTAAGAGAAATATCATAATCGCCTGTTGGTATTGCTGTTCGTGCTTTTACTTTCAAGCGCATAATATCTTCCTCTCGCATTTCATCTGTTAGGTATCTATCTGTATCTTCCAAAACATCACATTCGGGTACTCCATCTATTGATAATTTACCAATGGTATAATTATCTTTCCTCGCTATTCTCTTTAATAATAGAAACATCTTTATTCTCTTTTTTCATTAAATAATCATTCAGAAACGGCACGCTATTCACTAACTTTAAACTCACTACATAGTGCAAAAATTCTATCATTGCATACATCGTTGTGCCTTTAACTAACATCTCTTTTATATTCCTTAAGATGTTAACCACATAGAACCACAACGCAATAAGGCATAACGTTTTAATGCAATATAAGGCTTCATTCTCATTGTGCATAAAGTGTCCTATCATAAAAGCACACACGGCAATAATAAAGAATACGGCTACATGATAGAAAAACACCATCGCTTTTTTCATGCTCCAATGGTGACCTTGTCGAAAGTCCGCCAACAAACCGCAAAGGAAATTCACAATAAACAACAATATCATTGCGTGCATAAAGTCCTTAATAGGTAGCAATAAGGCAAACATACCACTAATAACTGCTACTATAAATGTTTTTACTTCGTTCATCTTCTGATATCCTCCTTTTACGCAAATATTAGCACCAAGTATATAAGTGTAAATAACGTTACTTCACCTATATAAAACAAATGCTTTCTACCAAATATTAAAACCAATACAGCCATTGCAAGTAATGCCTGTACCAACCAAAATGGTTTAAATACATAACTAAACACAATGCTACTTACTGCCGACATGTAAGCCCCTATATTATGCGCTAAACCGCCAAAGTCTTTGTAATGCGGTTCTACCCCCACTAACAACAAACCAAAGCCTGCAAGCGCACCTAAAAAGCCCCATGTGTCGCCCCCTTTGGTAATCATCAACGGACATAACACAACGGCTGTACTCATCATCATAGCACTAAACAACCACTTTTCTTTTGCTATATAGTAGTTGTCGCTTACATATCCTTTTACTCCGTATCGTATTGCACAGAATAAAAGATACACAGCCATAAGAATAAAACTAATTATCGCTATTACTTTCATACTCTTTTACTCTTTAATGAGGTAACGCTATTTTCAAAGGCTCTGGGTAGCCTTTCTTATAATCGTATTGCTCTACCTCCTCTATGGTTGTTAAACGTCTTACATTTGCTTTGTGTTCCTCCGTTGTATCAAAAGCAAGTAAAGCATAATTCTCTATTTTAGCTAATAGTCCTAACACTAAATCACATGGCAGCACTAACTTCATACCATTGAGCCATAGCGTTGTATCTGTTAACCCTAATTGCTTCCTTACGTTAGTACTATTCATTACGCTAATTCTAACCTCTTGTGGTAGCCATAAGGGCATGCCATCAAGTGTAAAGTTATTCACCGCATCGCTTTTATCGTATGCTTCAATCTCTGCAAGCTTCATTTCTTTTGCTTCTGTGAGTAGTTCCTCTTTGGTTTTCTCCTTTGGCACTTCCTTAATAAAGCCTGCTTCTGCTAACTGCTCATCGGTGGGGTTAAATACGACCGCATCACCTATCATCACTCTGTCTGTTGCGTAAATCTTTACGCCGTCTACTTCTTTATACCACATATCTTTTACTTTTTTTTATTTTTACCACTCGAAATATCTTTGTATGCCATTCGGGGACATATCGTCTGCCCACGGGTCATCATATTGTACTATTTTTATTCCTTTCGCTTTAGCTAATTCTTTTGTTTTTTCACTTACATTATGTTCAAAAGCATATTTGTGTAAATATATTATCGCTTCTTTATCAGGTCGTGAAATAGCATTGTCTATCAGTGTGTCAATACTTTCTGCGCTTAAACATGGCATACGGTAAAATTTGAGATGAGTTTTTCCGTTGTTATAAGTATTAAATCCTTTTATTACAACATCAGTTAAATTCTGACACCCATTAAAAATTAAGTCTCCGTGAAAATCCCAAATTTTACTAAGGTCTATTTCACTTATTTTTACTAATCTTCTACAACTACCAAATAGCGAAAGTGCATAATGGTAAGCCCTTGCATAATTTAGCCCACAAACTCCTATAAGATTTGGTAAGCCTGAAAATGTGCCATTCCATCTTTCCATTGCCACATTTCCCATGTCAATAAACAGTATATATTGTTTATCTGAATTATCAAATTTTATAGTATATATCTCATTAGGGACGGTGATTGTGGTTATACCTTTATCAATAACAATTGTTTCTTCTCTTTTATCTGTATGCACAATTGTTGCTCTTTGTGCTTTTAAAGATAAGAACTTCATAGGGCGTAATTCTTTGCTCGTATCAAAACGTGGCAAAGGTATTTTCTTTATATTTACATTTAACCATATAGAGAATTTACTACCTTTTATCTTATCAAGCATCAAATACAGACATTCAGGAATAACAGTTTCAGTTGTCATATAGAACTGTTGTTCTACTCCTTTTGCACCTTTTCCCCCTTTTAAAGGTATTCCGTATATACCCCCCACACCGTTATATATTGCTGTGTTAACATCAGATGTTGCAAATAAATACACTATGGTATCTTCACTTTCAGAGCTTTCTAAAACTCTATATTCAACAGAAATAGAATATAAACAACCTTTCTGTATTTCGGGTATTGGAAGCTTTAAAAACTTCGTACCTTGTCTATTTTCGCTAAGTGTAACAATTGTTCCTCCTACAGTATCTTCAAATGATATTTTTCCGCTATTCCTGTTTCTAAATTCAGCTTTTGAAAAATCATAAAAGCCTAATTGTGTACGATGTGATAAGTATCTTCTTCTGCTCATGCTCGTACCTCCTTTATTAAGCAATAGCCCAACTTGCAACCAAAGCCGTGTATTTGCGTGCTATAGGATTGTATTTAAAACTAACCTCGTAAAACATGTTACTTTCTATCTTCATATCTTTTGGTAATGCCACACCCTCAAAGCTAATCATCGGAGCATCACCACTACGAGCCACAACACCACTATCACCATTTTGCCCCGTATGAAAGTAAAGCATCACTTCTGCTACTTCTTTTGTATTCTCGGGGGGTGCTATCGCCTTAATTCGTAACTTATCTACGTTTTCACTCAACATATAAACCTTACCAGCTTGCAATGTGAGTTCTTTTGTATCTCCGTTCTCCGTTGTTGTTACGTCTTCGGCTATTACCTTTTTATTCTTAAGCTCTGTTATTGCTATGTTGATAGTATTAACGGCGTTCTCTCTCGTGCTTGCTTCTGTACTGATGCTATTTTTTAATGTTTCAATAGTACTACTAACACCACTTACAGCCTTTTCCCTTGCGCTTGTTTCCTCTGTTAGCTTTCCTTGTAAGGTCGTTAGCTTACCATCTAAACCGCTAATGCTTTGCGTTCTGTTACTCGTTTCACTTGTTAAATCATCACGCAAAGAACTAACGCTATTTTCTAACATTGCAACCTTTGTTGTTTCTAACGTACTCAAACGCTCATTTATCTTCGCAAGTAAAGCGTTTAAGGTGTCGCTATCCCTTACACTGCCTAAGAACTTTATAACCTCATTAAAGCTTTCTATCGCTTCACTTGCATTTGCCCCTACAAGTGTGTTTATACGTTCCTGCAAAGATGTGATAAGCTTCTTAACTTCATTTATCTTTGCATCTGTTTTATCGTCTTTGTTTAATAGTACCTTAAGTGCTTCTATTTGTACACTCACAAGACTATCATTTTGTACTACGGGTAGACTTACCACTCCCTCTAAACTGTTAACAAAGGGCAAGAGCTGTATATCTACACTCTCCTCCTTAATTCTTCTATAAATTTGCTCTGTGTTATCCATTATTAAATCTAAATAAAAAATTATACTCCTACAAAATTATTACCCTTTTTTGTTACTTCTCCTTTTAATCGTTTCTCATTATGATAATACACCTCGTAATTATATATATAAGTAGGATATGTATTTAGTAATCCGTGTTCGTTTTCTACCTCCCAACGTTCCTCTAATATAAACACTATTACTTTTGTTTCACCAATATTTATTAGTGTTGCATCACACTTCGTTTTTGTCAGGTAATGGTCTTTATTTGTTACACGAGCTTGGATATCAGAAGCCGTAAAAACAAACGGTGCATATCCCCTATTTGTAACATTTAAGTGTAATTCTTTTCTTGTCTTCCAATATTTATGTTGGCCTTCTTGCTCAACAATTGTAAAACCATCATTAAAGGTTATTAGTGCATCTTCGGCTCTACTCGTCAGACCTCCTTGTCCTAACATCCACAATACGTTGTTTGCAGCATCTGTGCCTATAAATGTAGGTATGCCGTTTCCGTCCACACCTATGTGTACACCTGCGCTCGTTCCTTTTTTTGTAAAATGTGCTAACCCATTTTTGATATTTACCTCTGCACCATCTTTGCTTACGCTACGCAAAGTATCTGCTTCAATCAATTCTGCATTAACCTTGCCGTCTTTAAATAATGCAATATCTTTATTATTCGCATCTTTAATACTTATCTTCTCACCTGAAATACTAACCTCTTCACTATCGATATGTATTCCTGCCTTTTTGAGCTTTCCTGTTAAAGCATCTAATTTTTCTGTTTGTAGCTTTATACCTTTCTCTACACTACGTAATGCCTTATCTTCAATCTCTTTAAAGCTTGGTACGTTATCTGTGAGTTGTAATCCACGTTCTAATTTAATGCTACCAACATACATTATACCTTTGTTTGAGGTATCATATATAATAACCTGCATTTTGTGAGCATCACGCACTTTTACTTTAAAATATCGCACGACACGCACCCACTTGTTATTAGGTATATTTTCATTTTGATAAATATCACCATCTTCTGTCTTTATCTGTGTGATTTCTTCAAAATCCCAAAAGGTTGTTCCATTATCATTTAAACAAGCCGTTAACAAAGGGGTGTTTCCTTTGTGTTGTAATGGTTTCTCTCCAACATAATAGACCCATGCACTAAGAGTAAAAATATCATTGTAATTAACATATACCAAATTATCATCTATGGTGGCTATTCCAGGGTCTAATAATACTTTTAATATTCTCATTCCATTAAAGAGAACTTCTTGGCTTAACTCACCTCTATAAAGATTTTGGTTTCCCAAATTCCACCCTTTTCCATCAGTGAAATTTATAGTGTTGTGTAGTAAATTCTCATTTACCTTACCTGCATTTCTTATCCACTCTTCTATCTTGGCTGTTTGTCCGTCTGTAGCTGTTAACTCAAAAAGATTAGCATCTATTCTAACCGCTTTAGGACTAATTAAAACCTTTTCTTTTCCCCTAAGTGAGTATTGATTAACACCTGCATATATCAATATTTCAGGCGCATTCTCACCAATAGCACGAATTTCTATTATTCCTTGTCGTTCCTTACTTCTGTCATTACCATATTGCACAATAACATCGCCTACGGTCGGTGTGTCGCTATCCTGTTCTGCATCATCTTTTGATAACTCTATGTAGTCAGAGCCAGCCATTGTAACTTTGCGCCAATAACGCTTATTTCCTCCATAAGTATTAAACGTTTCACACAAAGCCATATCTCCTATTTGCCATGTGTTCTGTGTTGTTGTGGTGCCGTTATCTGCATAGAAATAGCATCTCCAGCCATTTAATGAGTTATCTATGGTAATATCCTCTACACGAGTAAGAGTGCTTCCTGCGCAAGTAAATACAGAGCTACCACCCATATATGTGCGTTTTCTCTCCTCTAACACATTAAATATAGCTTTTCCAAATACTTCCAAGCTATCTAATTGTAGCTTATAACGTCCATTGTTATCACGTGCAAGAGAAAAACCTTGTAAATCCTCTTTGCTGAAATCAACACTTCTTAATCCCTCTTGTAATAACAACTCTTTTAATAAACCTACACCCTCATTGCTTACTCCTAAGCTTTTTTGTCTATCACCAATAATAAGACCCTTTATAAAGGTTACTAACGCATTACAAGTGTCTTCTTCATCTTTACGCAAATAACGGACATCACCAGACTTTATGGTGTTGTCAGAGTTCACAAAACCTTGTTCTGTAACAACACGACTTACAACATCGCTAAACGATTTACTTATCGTTTCTGTATCTTGGCTCTTGCCCATTTGGACTTCATATTGTGGTATTAAACTAAAGCCCTCTCGTATTGTTAGTTTTGTTATGAAATGTTGCTTATAACTATCACTCAACCCCTCTTCTTTAAAGCCTAATGTCATACCAGCTTTTAACTGTTCTCTAATAGGGTTGGCACGCTCATCTTTAGCTAAGAAAATATCGTCCAATGTAGGTGTCGGTGTAACACTATTTCTGTCGTGTTCACTTAAAAATCTAATACCTTGTCGCAATAATTCATAACTTGCACCACGTTCTTTTACCTTATCTTCTATATAAGTATCGGGCATGCTTATATCTATAAAGACAAAAGTATCGCCTTTTAAGATATGTGCATAATTATATTGCTTCCCGTTTGCTTGTAAACCTGTCGAATAAGGGTAGAAATGGTCTTTTGCAGGACTTAACGCACGTTTACATGTTAATAAGTATCCGTTTGTTGTCTTCTGTGTTTCTGCTATCTCAAAAGACATGCCAACACAAGTCCCACTTGTCATACTAATTTTAGGTACTGCGTTATGTGCTTGGCTCTCTCCTCGAGGGTCAAAACCGACATTTCCAATTTCTATTTTGAAATCATAGTTTGATATTCGCCCATTCGCATCGGGTACTCCGTTATCTGTAACATTATCAATATCACTTATAACCTCATTACCACCATTCCATTTTAACGATGGATATATATCATTGTAAGGGTATTTGTCCTCTGTAAAGTATTTAACACCCTCTTTGTGTCCATACGCACTAATACCTGATAAACTTTCTAACCACACCGCATCGACATAACACACCTTTTCACCATCTATAAACATCTTTATAGTAGCATTATCTTTTACTTTTGCTTTTAATATAGGTGTTGTTATCGATTTTTTTGGTATGCTGTCATACCATGTAGGGGTCGCTCTTCCGCCACGCTTTATAGTTACTTTTCCTACTTCTGTATCTCCTTGTGTGTAAAAAGTTATTTCTGTTATAGGTGTTTTTGTTCTTTCTACTTTATCTAACCCCCAAGTCCATAAAAAGCCGTTGTCATCTATATAGATATTACTTATACCATATACGGACTTGCGTGAATTATGTGTCCTACCTGTTCTGTCTGTTTCATTCCAAAAATCAGTTCCTTTGATGGTTGTATCTTCAAAAGTTATTTTATAATAAACGTCTTCATCGTTATATCGCACCTTGTTTATTCCACTAACATAATTAGTGGCATTAGGCAAAGAAGCAAGATGTACTTTATACAATGTAATATTTTCCACATTGTCTTTACCCTCTCTGTGCCACTCCCAATAATTATTTGCGTTCCAAACAATATTATTGCGCTTTTCTGACAATTCTATACCATTATTATTTGTAACGTGTTCAAAGTAAGACATTGCACGGTCTTCTTTGATGTTTGTCGTGTATAAAAAACTTTGTTCCTTACCTAACAATAATTCTTTTACACTCTTATTACTAATAGGATAAATACTTTCTATTCCATCGTCTTTTATTCCTTTAAAAGTGTATGTGTTATTTGCTATGTTGTAATATATTTCACGCACTTGTACTGCATTTCTCATTGGTGAAATGCTTTCTTTCCAACGTCTGACAACTGCATAACTGCCTTTTTTCGTGTGCGCTTCTAAAGTATCATAAGGGACTTTTACGACTTCATTATTCGCATTAACGCTATAATATTCACGCTCAACAACATTATTACCTACAACAGCATTATAACAGACATCGCCAACTTTACACACTCTCCCAAAACCAGGAAGCATTAAATTCTTTGTTATCAAATGGTTTAATTCGCTTTCCGCATCAAAGCGTCCATCATAACGTGCGCTATACCACCTAAATGGCATATTTGTTTCATTACCATAACAATGTAAAACACTAATAAGCTTTTCGCTTTCTTCTCGTCTTTCTTCTAACGAACGTAAGCCTTGCCCCTTACCAACGTGCAATACAATATTGCTTATGTTAATACGTTCGCCTAACGTAATAATACGACCTTTGATAGTGAAATTTACATTTTGCTCTTGGCTAACCTTGGCTAAAAACTCCCAACACGAGCTATCTTTTACGCTATAATTAAAATCTTTTAATGGCTGATTATCTCTATCTAAATGCTCATTATCGGCTATTCGCACTTGCCATACGTTTTCACCAAAAGCCCTATTGAGATTAGCTTGTAAACGTGTTCTAACTTGCTCTAAATGGTGGTCTGTAAAGCTAAAATCTGCCAAGCTACTAAATGGTACTCTGTTATCATTCTCAATAGTATCTAAAAAAAGACAATCAATAAGTTCCTCACGAAAAGAGCTAAATATCACACTACTATAAACAAATGCACTCCCATTACTGCCTATACGTGCTTGTTTTCGCACATTAGGAATATAACGTAAGGTGTAACGCTCACCCCTATAATCTATATAATCACCAAACCCTAAATGTAAAGGCACTGCACTTTCAACATCTAAGGTAAGCGTATTATCACCCATAAAGGTGTCGTTCATTTCTAATTTATGTACAATGGTCTTTACTTCACCATTCTTATCATGTATAGTGTATCGTGCCATTGTTTAACCCTCCACTAATTTATTACTCATAAGTCCCTGACCTTTCACAATCTTTGTTATAGGGTCGTTAATTTGGAATTGTACTTTAAAGGTTAGTATTTCCTTTTCATCATCTGGTATTATCGTAAAATCCTTTGCGCTTAAATAGCGTACATCTTTTAGTCCATACCCTAAATTGGTTGCGAATAATTTCATAAATACACCGCTTCCATCTAAACCTATGAGATATTCTAAAAATCTACGCACTTTTAGCGTTGATTTCTCTCGGTCTGCAATACATATAAACCCTATTGTCATTTGCGCTTCACGCAAATATAGTCCTTGCATAGGTGCAAATTCTTCTATTCCGTGTTCATCTAACCAATCATTTTTAGGCAATTCTTTAACTGCTCCCATTGTGTCATAATCCAACGTTTGTACCCAAACATCGAAATCAACGCT